ATGGATCAAGCGAACGATACAAACAGCCCGCTGGCAGTGGTTCTGCTATCGGGTGGTCTCGATTCCATGGTGTCGGCTGCCTTGGCGCGCGAGCAGGGCTTCACGGTCGCTGCGCTGACCATCGACTACAACCAGCGGCACCGTAACGAAATTGAGGCCGCACGCGAAATTGCCGCGCATCTAGGCGCCGTGCGCCACGCCATCCTCCCGCTCGACCTCACCATCTTTGGTGGTTCCGCACTGACGGACAAATCGATTTCAGTCCCGAAGCAGGGGGTCGGGGCCGATATCCCGGTTACGTATGTCCCGGCGCGCAACTTGGTGTTCCTTTCCCTCACTCTTGCTTGGGCCGAAGCGTTGCGAGCACAGGACATCTTCATTGGCGTGAATGCGCTGGACTATTCAGGCTACCCGGATTGCCGCCCCGAGTTCATCGATAGCTTTGCCCGCACTGCGCGCCTTGCGACCAAGGCGGGAGCGGAAGGGGGCTCGTTCACTGTACACGCCCCTCTCCAGCATCTCGGCAAAGCGGAGATCGCACGTGAAGCTGTACGTCTTGGGCTCGATCCAGCGATGAGCTGGTCCTGCTATGATCCCGTATCCGAAGGGCTCGCCTGCGGCACTTGTGACAGTTGCCGCTTACGGCGCAGGGGTTTCGCTCAGGCGGAGCTGAACGATGGAACCCGCTACGCCGCAGAGCCTCCGCTCGAAGGCTGATACCGGAACACTCCGACAAAGAACAATGGTTCAGACGGGCCTTAGAACGCCGCAGGCAATCCGGCTACCTGCGTCTCCGGCAGGATCGGTCCGGTAGTCGTCCGCGCCCGCGTGTACAACTACCGCTGTCCCATCGGAATCGAACAGAGCAGGCAGGACCTCCGTTCGGGTCCCCCTCAAGGTAGCCGTAATAGTGCCGGACCCGGCGCTGCCGATCGAAACATTCGGAAGATCGCCCAAGTGGGGACCAGCTGGATTCTCTATCCCGTGCTGATTGCCTGCGGGATTGAGATGACCGCCGGCGGAGGTGAAATCGGGCGCTTCGCAGGATCCGGTCGTATGCAAGTGCACTCCGTGAGTGCCTGGACTAATGCCGGCAAGCGCTACCACGACGTTCACCTCTTCGCCGCTGGACAGAAGCTGGGCTGTTCCTGCCGGCATGCCGTTCGCGAGGTGAAGCGTCGCTGAGGCGAGGCGCTCGGTCGGCATGGTATCCATGGTTGCACACCCCGTGAGCGCGGCTGCGCCGGGCAGAAGGGCAGCGAAGATCGTTTTGCGCATAATGTTCCTCCGTGATCGCTTCGCTTAACGCTTTAGCGGCCCATTCGGTCCATCCTTCAACTCTCTGGCAGGATCCCGCTGGATGTCAGCAACGTTATCAGGCTGGCGATAGCGGTCCGAGCTTCCACATCTATCGTCGTGCCGCCAGTCGGGCTCTCTGGACGAGCCGGACGTTGCCATCCATTCCGGAACCGGATCTCCTGCCCGGTGGACCGATCCAGCACCCGCATACCGTCACGCGGAGCAATGAACAGCCAGGACCCCGCCTGCCTGCAGGCAATTGCGCCATCGTGGCCAGTCCAATCCCCTATGGCTTCGGGTTCGACAAGCCAGCAATCGCCGTCGGCCGGAGAGGCGGGCGGAGTGGCTGATTTCCCTTCGATGGCCGGATGCAGCAGGGCATCGGCCAGCGAATGCGCTTCATTGATGAAGAATTCCTTCTGTGCCTGAGCGGCAAACAGCAGCGGAAGCCCGAAGCGCGGACTGGCGGATGTAAAGCGGAATGGTTCGGACATGAAGCTTCCCTCAAGAAAGAGTGGTGAGCAGAAGGGGGGGAGAAAGGGCAGAGTTCCCTGACTGCCGCACCCAAAGGTTTGCGTCGGAATGATCAGCCAAAAGACTAGCAACCGTGCCAGCCCCAATTTCGAGACGCGGCTCATGAACTATCCAGCGCAGCCAAGGCTCTTCCACCGGGCCCACCCCGACGAGATATGTCTCGCTTTGCTCGTTAAGCGGGATTTCGACCTCACCTGGCCAGGTCCACACACCGCGGGCACGGCGGGTCCAGCCAAGGGTCAGGGATCCGTCGGCATGCCGCTTGCAGCGCGGGTGCACCGGGCAGAGCGGTCGAGCGCTGATGCCGGAATTGATCAGTCCACTCCGGACAGGTTGGCTATCCGCCAAGCCAAGTGCAGCAATGACGACGTTTTCCGCCGAACCGACCTTCGCTGCATCTATCGGGATCGGGCGGTCATCGATCAGCACAAAGCGCGTGTCCGCCGGGTGCCCCGACCCGGCAGCGGCCTCTGTTCCGCCTCGGCCCCGCAGTACGCCGGACAAGCGCCACGCACGTGGCCCGATCGGTGCTGCTCGGGAGAACTGGACGATTTCATCCCCGATCAGCGCCCGATTGCCGCCGCCGGCAAGAGCTTCCACCGACAAGGAGTCGAGCGAGAAGTCGTCGGACACCAACTCAACATCGACAGACCCGCGCTCCAGCAGCAGCGCCGGGGAGGACGGCAGAGGCGTAAGCAGGCGGCCAAGGATGCTCCGCCGCGATGCATTTCCAAGCGGCGCCAACTGCCCGCCGGTTTCGAGGTAGAGCGCCGCACCTCTCCAGCCGCCCGACTCGGAAGAAGGAGCTGCGAAAACCAGCCGATTGTCCGCACCGCCGCTGCCGTCCCACGGCAGTTCGTAAGCGACCAGGTCAGTCAGAGTGATGGCTTCGTCTCGGGCCGACAACGCTGTGCCCGCATCACCACCGGACTGCCGGGCAGGCCCGCGCGGCAAACGACGCAATTCAAGCTCAATTCCCCGGTCGCGCCATTCCCATGATTCGACGCGCCAGAGCCCGCCGTGTCCCGGCACGCGCACCACGGCGCCCGGGATGAGTTGCGGGTCCAGTTCAGCTATTCGCCAGCCCATCACCTCTCGCGACGACCTGGCTCGCTCGGCAGCCTGGTTGATGAGCGTGCGGGCCTGGGTCGCTTCGAGTGCGCCAGGAAATTCGAGGACCCGACTGCGACCCGGCCGCGCACGCCCATCGGCGCGCTGCAGTCCGGCCTGAAAGTCGCGACCCATATCGTAGTAGCGCATTTCGTCCGTAATATCGCTCGCGCACCCGAGCCGCTGGCGGGTTTCGCCAGTTGCGTTGCCGAAGCTTTCGCCATCATCGGCTGCCGCGGCAGGGGGGAGGAGCGGCGGATTGGAGGGAATGGTCTCCGCCGCGCAAAAGCTCAACCGATCGCCACCTGCGTCACAGGAGAGCGGGTACACCTGGTCGATCACCGACAGATTACCGAGCAGCGATCCGCCCTCGTTCGTGAAGCCTGCAAGATCGACGAGGTTCCGGTCTGCTTCGGGTGGATGTTCAAGGCCATCCAGCAGCTGCGCCAGCGTGATTCCGTCATCGTCGGCAACGACTTCGAAAGTGAGCGCGGGAATGCGATTGCCGAAGTCCGTCAGATCGAGCGCTTCGAACACACAGTAAGCCATGCCGCGGTGGGCAGGGGAAGCCGCACCTTTGTCCGATGCGATCAGCGGGTCTGCCGGTTGGTCACCATGGCCGGTGTAAATCCGCATACTGCCGCCCGTTTTCAGGTCGCCCGCAGCGCCGCGCAGCAAGTTGCCATCTGCCCAGATGCGCTCCACCCGCGCTATCGGCCGACTGGAAAGCGCCACCGCCAGGGAAACCGAATAGCTGTAGGTAGTGGCTGAAGGAGATCCTTTCCCGCCACCGGTTTGTTCCGCCTGTTCAGCCAGATCGGTTGCCCAGATGATTGTACCTGCCGTGCGCATCCGACCGTAGTGACGAGGGAGCGCGGAGCCGTAGCTGGAGGTTGTAACTGCCAGATCCTTGACGCGCGGACCCTCCCGGCGCGAACCGCCGATGACGGCCTGATCTACGTGACGCCCGACCAGCGCACCAATCGCGCCGCCGAGGGGACCGCCGGCCATCGTGCCGATGGCTGAGAATACAAGTGTAGCCATGGATTTTCACTCACCAAGGCGCCAATGACGTACAACCGGCCAAGGAAGTGGGCCAGGCGTGCGAGTGACGCGGAGTAGCGCAGCATGCGCATGGACGAAGTATCCGTCCTGCACCGCTACAAGGAGATGGAACTGGGCGGGGCCGGCACGCACCAGCATCACGTCGCCAACCGTTACCGGCCCATCGGCCGCTTCCAGCCCGCAGGCTGGAACACGGGAAAGCCAAGGCTCGATGTCCGTATTGCGCAGTCGGTAGTCACCGGGAATCTCGGCAGGCCTGCCGATCGCGGCCAACGAAGCCGTAACCACTCCCACGCAGTCGAGTCCTCGTTCGGGATCTCGGCCATGCAGCCGGAACGGGGTCCCGGCCAGCGCTTCTGCGGCAGCCGCGAGCGCGGCGCCGTTCATGAACGCATCGACGGATAGCGAGCGAGAAGATCGTTACCGGGGAGGAATGGCTCTCCCTGGAAATTCACCGCATTCGCAAATCGGGTATGGCACGTGGCGATCGTATGGTCGCATCCTTCGCGTACAAGAGCATGAAGTCCGGGCAGGAGCTCGGGATCGAGCTCGGCGTCCAGCGTCAGCCAGCCACCCTCCACTATCGTCACTTCCATCCGGATTCCGGCTTGTGGCCCGTCGATCCAGCGCACGCTTCCATCCGCGCAATCCGAAGCCGGAGGGCCGCCGCTGAACCGAACGCGATTTTCCGGGAAGTCGATCTCAAGGAGCACGGCTTCGTGCGTGAACCGCGCGGGGCTCAGCAGACAGCCAGGCCCACAGAACTGGGCTCGGCAGGTGGGACTGGTGCGCGGGACCGGATCGACTTCAAGATCGGCCTTGGCGGACCGAAGCTCGGCCGTGAAGCCACCCGCTTCCTGGCCGATGGTACCGATTTCACCGCGGTAGAGCGTTGCCCGATCAAGCGTTTCCCAATCTACCACCCCGATCGCAACGCGCGCTGCATCGAAGCGCCCCGCCGCCAGATCATGGGCAGAGATTGCATCATGGCTCAGCGCGACCCGGACTTCAGCGCTGTCCGCCTGAAGATCCGCAGTCCGGCGTATCGCGGAAGGAACCATTCCCGGGGCGGCGCGGTGCCGCACCCCGTCAAACCATAAGTCGCGGTCATGGCTGGTGAAACCGAGCGTTACTCCGTCCCGGCGCCGAATGCGCCAGAAGGTGGCCGTCCCTTCCAGCTCCTCCCGAAAAAAGACCCGGCTCATGCGACTTCCCGCACTTCGATCAGCGGCACGGACGGAGCTTCCCCGGCAGCGAACGTCGCGCCCGTAATATCCAGCCTGTCTTCGGCGAAACGCACCGGAACATCGAACAGGAATCCTGCCCGGATCACGCTGCCAGCAGGCGGAGCGCTGGTGAACGTCACGATGCCGCCGCTCCGCAGCGTCCACGCGCTGGCTTCGGCTCCATCGATGCTCAGCCTGACCGTGTCCGCACGGGGTCGGGTGATTGGCCGAACCTGCGGCTCATCCCCGTCGCCATAACGCTTCACGAGCTGAAAACTCGCGGTCAGTCCGTCGCCGACTCCGATGCGCTGGTCGAGCATGGTCGGGGTGCCGGTCATCCCGTTGGAACTGTGATCGAATGGATCGCCCAGTCGAAATCCGCGCGCGGCGCCGCGCCGGGCGCGGAAAAAAGCGATCAGGACCCCAAGTTCGGCTTCGGAACGCAGCCCAGGCCCGACATCGAACCGAAGCCGGGCATCGGTCCACTGGCTGGATCGCCGTTCGTGGCCGGAGGCGGTGACCGATATCGAGGTGGAGAATTCCGGACTCACGCCCGCATCCTTGCCCAGCGCAAGCGGATAGAGCACATCGTCAAAGGCTTGCATCGTTTCATCCTGAACTGCGGGAAGGCGGGTGTATCCGTCACGGCAGACCTGTGGGCTAGCCCAGACGAAGCATCGCGGCACACCGCGCGCCATCGCTTCCTCCAGCCCCACATCGATCCGGGGCCACAACGCCTCGGCATCCGAAGCCTTGAGGACGAAGCCGGAGATGTAGTCTTGGTGCTGCAGCGGATATCCCAGCCGTTCCTGCACCGTATCGTAGGCAGCCTTGCGCAAGGCTTCGGCTCCGGCGGTCAGCCAGTCATAATCTTCAACCTGCAGCCGGTCGTAGGCCGGCCAGGCCCAGCCAACGGGCATGTTAGCCCGGTGCGCTTCGGGCATGGACGGATCGAGCACTGTCGGGGTGAATACCAGCAGCATCACTTCGACCGCGCCGCCACTTGCTTCCCGGACGGCATCGCGCAAACGTGCCGTCGAGGCAGCGAGCAGCTCACCGGCCTTGTCGAGCAGGAGCTGCTCGTCAGCATTCAGGGGCGCACGGATGTCTTCGATGACCGGCATATCCGCGCCGAAGATCGCCAAGGCGTTGTCGTCGTAGAGGCAGATCCGTCCTTCGGGCATCACCCACCACCACGGTTCGCCGATCTGAAAGGATAGCGGAAGTCCCGCGTTCCTCAGCAGGTCCACGAAATGACCAGCGATCCGGCACAAGAAGTCTATGGCGGCGTCGTTAGCGGGAGACAGCAAGGTGGAAGGCGGATCCCACCCCGTGCGGGCGTACTCACCGTTCGCCGCGCGCTGCTGCCAGTCGGCAGGGCAATGTTGCGCCAGCAGCTCATAGGAAAGGGAAGGGATCGGGGCATAGCCTTGGGCCTTGCACAGCCCGAAGTAGGCGGCATGCCACGCCTCGGCAGGACCGGCGAGCACCGCATCGAAGGCGAGCAGCGTCCCGCCGACGTCTGGAAAGAGCCGGTAGTAGTGGCTCATCCCCACGTAATGGGTAATCGCTCCGCGATACCCCAAGCCGCGCAACGTGCGCAGTACCCGGGCGGGCGTCTGGTTGTAGCAGTCGTCGTACGCGGTTGCCATGCCGATGCCGTGGGGCGGCAGCAGGACATCGCCAATCTTCAGCATCGCCCGGTCGCCTTCGCAGGCGATCCCGGTCAGTTCGACCCAGCCATTCGCGCGATCGGGCAACAGGGCAGAGCTGACCGGATCGAAGCCGGGAGGCGCGATCGAGATGAACATGCGATCGATATCGGACGGGTGGACCGGGTCCGCACCTTCGGGGAGATCCCAGCCGCCAGAGAGCCGGGAAAACGGCAATTCGACCAGAGCGTCTTCTGGCGTGCCGCTGGCGTAGTTCCACAACCTGACAAACCAGCTGTGCGGCTCTCCGCCAGAGTCGCGCCCTTCGATCGTGAGCGTCGGACCGTTCACCGCATCCAGCGGAATCACGCCGCCCGAACGCCAGCGGAACCGCAACGTGGTCCGCGAGTAATCGCGGTCTGTATCGTAGGCGAGCAACGGGTGGTCGAGCCGATCCTCGCTGTCCCAGATCAGCCCGACAAGCGCGCTGGCGTGATGCACTTCCACATCGACCCGCAGCGAGTCCGGCCCGGTCGTAACGACAGAGGCCATGGTCGGACGGGGAAAGTCGACGGTCCAGAAGCGCGGATCAAACCGCTGGATGTGATCCGTTTCTTCACCGTCACGCTTCTGTGCGAGCCAGAATGCCATGATGCTTCCTCTCTAGAATTCGCGCAGCACGCGTCGGACCGAGCTTGCGACCTGCCGTGCAGATCGTTGCAGCGCGACCGGTGCGGCAGTTCCCTTTGGAGCGGCCAACTGGATTGCCACTCGCACATCGCGCGGACGGCTGCCGCCCGCAGTCCCGGCCTCGATCCGGCCAGAACTGGTCGGCACGAAAACCTCCGGCCCTCTCTCACCAACCAAATAGCCTTGGCCTGGGGCCACCGGACCGCCGGTGGCCCCAGGCCGGGGAGCCCCAGCAATGCTCCGATTGCGCCCGTTAGCAGTCCGCCGACGCCGCTGCTTGCTCCAGTCGGTGCAGCGGCTCCGCCCAGGGTGTTTCCAATCCCGCTTTGCACGGCATGGGCTGCAATCTGGTCGAGCGTTTGCACCGCCGTGCGTTTCAGGTCATCGAAACCGAGACTGCCGCGCCGCACGGCCGACAAGAGGCCCTGCTCCAGGATATTACCTGCCTCGGCAAAGCCTTTGACCAGGCTGCGGTCCAGGGTCCCGCGCATCGTTTCAATGTCGGAACGGAAGCCTTGTGTGCTGGCGCGCACTTCCACCAGCATGCTCTCGATAGGTTCATCCATCTTGCTCTCGCTCCAGCAGGGTGTTGAGTTCCGTGCGGCTCAGCGGGCATTCCTCTTCGCCGCTCGCGGGTGAAAGGATCGCAGCCAGTTCAGCAGGCGTCGCTTTCCAGAAGTCGTCCGGTCGCCAGCCGAATGAGCGGGGAACCAGACCGGCGAGCCGAAGAGCCACCGCGCCGAAGCACTCGCTCATGCGCGGCCCTGGAGGATCTGTCCCAGCAGTTGCCGCAAGGGCGCCGCGCAGGCAGCCAGTCCCAGCGAAGCCACCGCTTCGCTCAATTCCTCGCGGCCGATGCCGTCATTTTCGGAGAGACAATGCCAGAATAGAGCTGCCATTTCCGACAGGCGCAGCCGGCCCTCGCTCGCGCGGTCAACCAGCGCGAAAAGTGGCCCGAGCTCTTCCTCCGCAGCAACCAGAGCGGCAAAAGTCGGTCGCAACAAGCGCGGGCGCCCCGCTACGCTGAGCGAAGCCTCGCCTCTCAAGGGATTGGCCACCCCGCTCATGCCGGCAGCACCGGGCCGGAGCTTTCCAGCTGCAGGGTATAGTTGCGCTCGCCGTTGAAATCGCCGGCGTAATCGAGCCGCTGAACAAGGAAACGTCCCCGCAACTTCTCGCCATCCTCGAAGGACAGTTCATACTCCTCGATCGTGCCGCCCAGCGCGTGGACCCGAATGTCCGCTTCCGCGGCGCTACCCAGGAAAATTCCGGCAGCACTGACGGATACCGATCGGGATCCCGCACCGGAGAGCAGCTCGCGCCAGCCACCGGATTCCTTGTGGGTCACGACCACCGTGTCGCCATTGATGGACATCTGCGTGGTCCTGAGGCCGGCCACGGTTCGATAGGCGGCCGGCTGGGCGCCGTCGCCGATCTTGAGGAGGAAGGCGGAGCCTTTCTGAGCGATCATAGTATTCTCCGATTGGTGAGAAATCAGGAAGCAAGCGCGCGGAAGCGGTATTCCAGCAGGACGGCGCGGGTGTTCCCGGGCCGCTGCTCGGCGCGGCTGCGAAGGAAAACGCAGCTGATGATCCGGAATCCCGGCTGTTCACGCGGCAGGGTTTCGATCCGGCTGCCGATGGTCTCGATCAGCGATGCCGCGCGCGCCGGATCGTCACCGCGGCAGTGAAGCTCGAAGGCGAGGCGGATTTCACGCCCGCGCGTGTCCTTCGTGCTCCAGTCGGTGCTCGCACTCGCGACGATGCCGAGCCATGGCAGGCTGGCGCGGGCGGGAGCTTCCTCGGCCACCAGGTTGATCCCGCGGGCCAATGCAGGCTCTTCGGCAAGCCACTTCACCAGCGCTGCGCGCAGCGAAATTTCCATGGGTCAGTCCTTTGCGAACAGGGGCCAGAGGAGTCCCGCCTTGCGCCAGCGGGATGGATCGCTGCGCCGGGCGAGCAGGGTCTCTACGGCGCGAGCCTGGGCCATTTTGTCTGCCTTGGCGGCAAGGCGCGCGGCGAAGCTGGCAGGAAGCCTTACCTTTGCCTCGATCATATCAGGCGGACCTGCCGCCAAGGACGCCATAATGCGACGATAGCCGCAGGCGGAAGCGGCCCGGAATTGCCGTTCTCCCGCTCCCGGTACTGATGCGCGGCAAGACGGATGATCCCATGCCGCAAGCCGGCCGGCAGGTCGGTCCACTCGGAGCCAAGGCCGGCTGAGAAGCGCACAGCATAACGTCCGGCAGACCCTTGGCGCAGGATGCGGACCAGCGCTCCGCCCTCGGCGCTGAGCGCAACGGCGAAATCTTCCGGAGCGAGCGAAAAGCGCGATCCATCGGCGGTAACAGCCTCGACGGACAGGATCGCCTGGATCGGCCGCGTTCTCAGCCGCTGCCAACCCGGGCCAGACGGAATCAATTCCTCGCACGTGGCCTCAAGGGGCATTTGCCCAGTGAACCCTTCGCACAATTCCAGCGCGGCTCGCAGCAGTGCCGTCAGGCCTGCATCCTCTTCAAATGTTGTGATGGCGAGCCAATCCTTCAGCTCGCCGAGAGCCGCGGGAGAAAGCTCCGCCGGCGTAATGATGGCGCGTTTCATTCGCTGATCCTGCTATGGATGAAATCGATCCTCTCTCGGATGGGACCACCCGAAGGCTGGGAGGGGTGTCCCTGTTGAGATCACCCCTCCTGCTGCTCCGTTACGCCTCGATTTTCAGAAGCTTGATCGCCGCGCTGTCGAGCACCTGGCCGCCCACGCGCTTGGTCGCGTAGAAGTGGACGAACGGCTTGTTGGTGAAGGGATCGCGCAGGATCGTCGTCGCGCTGCGCTCGGTCACAAGGTAGCCTGCCTTGAAATTGCCGAACGCGATCGGGAACGTGCCCGCGGCGATGTCCGGCATGTCCTCGGCTTCGATCACCGGATAACCGAGCAGGCGGTTCGGCTGGCCGTCCACCAGACCCGGCTGCCAGAGAAACGCACCGTCTGCCGTCTTGAACTTGCGAACCTTCGCCAGCGTGGAGGAGTTCATGACCCAGCAGGCGCCTTGGCGGTAGCTGGCCTTGACCGAATGCACGAGGTCGATGAGCCGCTCTTCCGGGCTCGGGCCAATCTGGTCTGCGGCACCCGATCCGATGTACTGCATGGTGCCGAACGGGCGGACTGCATCCCCGGCGAGCGACAGGGGCGAAGACAGCAAACCAAGCGGCTGGTTGACGCCGTTCCCGGCGACGAAGGCGGCGCCTTCAGCGCGGGCGAATTCGACGGCGATCTCGTTCGCCAGCCAGCCTTCCAGGTCAAATGCCGCGTCGTCGAGCATTGCCTGGCTTGCGGCCGGATTGGCGTAAAGCTCACCGGAAGGGGGAGCGATCTCATTGAACTTCGGAGCGGTCGTTTCGGGACGGCCCGCCGTCTCGCTCACCCAGCCGGAAGCCGTTCCGCCGGAAGTCACCAGCTTGCGGTATCCGCCGCTGCCGACCTGAACCACGTGCGCCAGCTGGCGGATCGGACTGATCTCCTTCAGTTGGCGGGAGATCATCGCGTCGATCTCCTGCGGAACGGCGTATCCGCCATCCTGGGCAACAGCGCCGGTGATCGATTTCAACTCCGTCTCCGATCCCCGACGCAGGAAGCCATCGACGAAGCTTTTCACTTCGGTATCGCTGGAAGTGCCGCCAAGCGCCGGTCGAGCGGCGGCACGGCTGACGCGGTCGAGCCGCGCCTTCACTTCATCGACGTCCGAGCGCAGGACCTGAATCGCCGTCTCGGCCGCGTCCTGGCGGGAGACGAGATCGAAGGAAGCCTTCAGCGCTTCGGTTCCGTGTTCCATATCCATTGAGGCACTCACTTTCTTTCAGGTACAAAAAAGCCGCCCGTGGGCGGCCGGTTGGTGTTCTGTCGCCCTGCAGAGAAGGCGACAGGGGATGTTCCTGGGACGGGGGGTGAGGTCCCGGTCCGCAGGATCGTTGTTCAGTGAACCAGGTGCACGCGCGCTCCGTATTGCAGCGGGTGGGTGACCAGGCTTACCTCGAACAAATCGATGTCCTCCAGCAGGCGTCCTTCCGGCATTCGCCGAAAGCCGCGAGCGCGGTAGCCGAAGCTCAATCCGCTCACCGCCTTGTCCATCAGCAGGGCGGCGGCGCGGCTGTCCCGGGCATCGACCCGCGCGATCACGCGCAGGCCCCGCTCATCCTCGGCAGCGTGTTCGACGGTGCCGATGCGCTGTCCGTTCCTGTGCTGCCACAGCAGCGGCACGGGCTGGTCGCGGCTGGCCAGAGTTCGGGCAAACGCGCCCTTGAGGATGACATCGCCTGCGCCATCGGCGATGTCGAACAGAGCTGCATAGCCGGCTATGCGGAGGAGACCGGGCGCGCTCACCCGATCATCTCCGAAAAGCCGAGCCGCACCGCGATCCCGATCAGCAGCAACGCCAGCGCTCCGCGCACCCACCACTCGACTACTGCCTTCCAGGCGCTTGCCTTCGCATCGCGCCACGCTCGCAGCAGCTCCCGCAATTCGTCGATATCGTTCTGCGCGCTCCTGTCGCCGAGGCTGAGCCGTTCGAGCACGCGCCGCGCTCCCAGTTCGCTCGCTTCTTCGACTATTGCGCGCAAGGTGACGAGATCGCCGCCTTCGCCCGCCGCCTGGGTCATCAGCCGGGTTAGCAAGTCTTCGCGAGTCATCGGTTCGTCTCCATCGCATCGAGGCCGAGGAGCGCGCGTTTTTCTGCGGCTGACAGGAAATCGGCAGCCGAAACCTGCGCCCACAGCTTCTCGCGGTCTTCGGAAAGGGCAGGGACGCGGTCGAGATCGATCGACAGCGCCAGTTTCGGGAACCAGGGGGAAAGCCCCTCCTGCAGCGCCGACAGGATCTTGCCGGCCAGCGGCAGCAGGGTCAGGCGCCACAGCGCGCGGTTGGCCTCCCGGTAGTTGGAGTACGTGTTGTCACCGGGCAGACCGAGCAGCATCGGCGGTACGCCGAAACCCAGCGCGATGTCGCGGGCTGCGGCGGCTTTCAGTTCGGCGAAGTCCATGTCGGCGGGCGTCATCGACAGGCTTTGCCACTTCAGGCCGCCTTCCAGCAGCATCGGCCGCCCGGCGTTGCCTCCGCCAGAGAAAGCCTGGGTCAACTCGACCTTCAGCCGCTCGAACTGCTCCGCGGTCAAACCGCCGGTCTCGCCCGATTCGTAGACAAGGGCGCCCGAGGGACGGGCTGCATTCTCCAGCAGTGCGCGATTCCAGGTGGAGGCGGCGTTATGGATCGCTACCGCCTGCTCGGCTGCGGAAAGGCAGCCGGCGCCATAGTGGTCATCGGCCGGGTGGAAGCTTTTCAGGTGGATCAGGTTTGGCCAGCCGTCCTCGTCCTCGACTGGGATCGTCAGCGACTTGTCGCCAACCTTGTACTGGTAGGCGGCCGGCCAGCCATTGGCTCCTGCCACGATCGAGATCCGCTCGGGCCGCAAGGCGAAAAGCTCGATCGGCTTGTTGCTGGCGTCCTTCATGACCTGGACGAACCCGTTGCCGTGAAGCAGCAGGTGGGACGCCAGCGTCTCGAGCAGGGATTGGCCCGCGCTTGTCGCGGTAAGCAGGGCGCGCACCTTTTCATCGCAGCGCGCGATCGGGGCACTTGCCACGCCTTCGGCCACAAGGCGCACGGCACGCTGGGCCACCGGGTTGTCCAGATAGGCCCGCCGTACGGAGCGGGCGTATTCGAAGGGCGAATGTCCGCTGATCGTGTCCGTTGCGCCGTAGGCCTGGGCCCAAGGCGATATGAAGCTGCGCGCCAGCGGCACGCGCGAAGTCTCGCCCCCGCCCTTGAAGGCGGAAGCGAGCGTATCGATGAACGACATCGGATTCTCCTGTCTAAACCTGCAGTACCCGCGGGCTTGCCGCGGGCTTCAGCATCAGCTCGGTCATTGCCCAGACCAGCGCATCGGCCCGGTCGGGGGAGCCGCCCGGGCCTTCATAACCACCCGCCGCCATCAAGCCGCAAAGCTGATCTTCCAGTTCAGGGAACAGCCCTGCGTGGCGTACCCGTCCTGCCTCGTAGAGCGCAGCAACTGGCTCGGCCCGCGCACTCTTTCCCCGGCTGGCGTGGACCAGCTTCACCGGCAGCGCGATTTCCGCGGCGCGCAGCACGGATTCAACCATCGCGCCTCCCTGGTTCGCTTCGGCGATGATCCGATCGGCGTTCCACCACCGCGCGGCGTTGGCCACTGCGCGGGCCCACCGCTCGGGCGTCGGCTTCTGGGCCGAACAATCGGCCAGAACCCGCGCCACCCCGTCTCCGCAGGCGGCGCATACCACAATGCCGCAGGCGTCCCCTTGAGCGGAGGCTGGCGGATCGACCCCGATCACCACGCGCTGGATCGTCCAGCTCGTGCTTTCTTCCCGGCACTCCTCTATCAGGGAGCGGTTCCACAGCGCGCCTTCCACGTCCTGGATGAGCTCGCCTTCAAGCTCCTGCCGGCCAAGCACCGAGCGACCGAATTCCCGCCGCATGCTGCGGATGAACCGCAAGGGGACATTGCCGGCGTTCCGGGCCGTCGTCCCCCGGGTGACCACCGTCTCGCCGCTTTCCTCCCCTGCAAGGAGGCGCCGCACCAGCGGCACCGAGCGCGGAGTGGTGGTCGCAGCAATTCGCTGGTCCGGCCCCAGCCTCAAACCGAGCAGGAGATTGTCCCATGCGCGCAGCGCCTTCCCGCTACCATTGGTCCACTTGCCCACTTCGTCGCACCAGGCATGGCTGTGCTGCGGCCCCCGCAAGGATTCAGGCTCTGCTGCCGAATAGAGCAGCGCCTGCGCCCCGTTGGGAAAGGTGACGCGGCGCAAGCTCGGCTCGAAGATCGGGCGCCGTTGCGGCGGACAGCAGGCGAGCAGGCCGCTCTCTCCTTCCACCATCACGGCGCGCACTTCGGAAAGGGATGCACCGACCAGCGCGATCCGTGCATCCGGGTTCGCTTCGGCAGTCGCGCGAACCCATTCGGCTCCTGCACGTGTTTTGCCAAAACCCCGCCCCCCCATCACCAGCCAGACGCGCCAGTCACCGGGCGGGGGCAATTGCTCCGGATGCGCGAAGAAGGAGAAGTTGTACTTCCATTCGTTCTTCTGTTCCTGGTTCATGCTCCGGCCCAACTGATCGAGCTGGGCCGGGGTAGCGTTGAGCAGCCACTTCTGCGGATCAGAGAGTGTCGTCATGATCGTCTCTGGCTTCGCTTTCGGCCAGCACTTGCGCCCGCAGCGCGGCAACCTTGCGATCGATCGAGGCCCGGATCTCGGATGCGTCGACGTTCGTCTGGCTGGCTCGTTCGCGGGTCACCGCTTCGCGGTGGGAGAGTAGCAGTCGCAGGGCCACCGCGTTGTCATAGCTGCGCGCCGCGCGCTTCGCGCCGGGGGGAGGCTTCAGTTCGCCTTCCCGCAGGCGCCCGAGCAACTCCATCTCCAGGTTGTCGTACCCTTCGCACAAGGCTGCTTGCCAATGGCGGGCGAATTCACGCCGTTTGCGGCGTGCTTCATACACGGCCGAGGTGCTGACCCCCGCGATCTTCGCCGCGCGAGTTACGTTGGACGTTTCGGCCAGAGCGGCGAGGAACTGGGGCATCCAGACACGCGCCACAGGGCTCTGGCCGCCGAGGCGCGTTTCCGCGCCGGGCGTTTGCTTCGGCTTGCTCAT